CCCCCCCGCCCCCCGCGCGGGGCCGGGGGGGCGGGGGGGGGCCCGGGGGAGGGTTACTTGATGGCGCGCGCTTCTAGCGCCTCGATCCGCCTGTAGATCGCGCTGTGCGCGTCGTGAGCATGAGAGTCGATCTGCTGCTGCGCGGCCTCGCGCGCGGCGCGCTCACCGTGGAGCTCGGCGGCCATACGCTCGCCTCGCCCGTCGATGCGGTCGATGCGGGCCTTCAAGTCCGACAGGCTGTCGCCGTGGCTGTCGAGCGTGGCGGCGACGCGTTCAACCGCTTCGCCGACTGCCTTCACGGTGTCGCGCACGGTGTCCAGGTCGTCGCGAATGTTGGTTGAGTGGTCGTTGCTCACCTGAGCGTCGGCGGACTGCGCGGCGGCCTTCGCCTCCTCGGCGGCCTTGGTTGCCCGCTGAAGGTGCGACTCCATGCTGGTTTTCAGCCGCGCGAAGCCCAAGGCGGCGACGCCGCCCAGACCGACGATCAGGGCAGCGACCACGCCGTTAATGGCCTCGATGACCTTCGGGTCCGAGAGGATTCCGGTCACTGGGCACGGTCACCGCCCGCGTCACCACCGGACAGAGGAAACTCGGCGTTCAGTCGCACGTCGTCAACGGTTTCGCCGCCGGGAGTGAGGGCACCCGCCCAGTCAATCAGGGACGCGCCGTTGATCTTGACAGCGGAAAGCACCTGGAAAACGCTCCACGCGATACCCAGGAACACCGACGCCTGGGCGAGGAACAGCTGCCAGGTCGCCGGGTAAGACCACGAGACCCAGACGGCGAGAGAGACGACGACGGCGACCACCGCGAGCAACACCTTGCGGCGTGCCGGGGTCCAGTACGGGCGGTCGAGCGCCGCCTGCACGAGGGGCCAGATGAGGCCGACGACGACCGTCACCAGGAACGGATCGGACTGCAGTCCGAGGAGGAGATTGTTCATGTCAGTTTCCCTTCTCCGCGCCCGCGAGCGCGGTGTTAATCGCGTTGTTGGTGGCGGGTCCGTAGATTTCGTCGTCGTCCACGCCGACGGCACGCTGGAGGTCGCCGACGACGCGATCGTGCGCCTCGTCCGAGGCATCGCCCCAGACACCGTCAGCCTCGGTACCGATCACGGACTGGACGTACTCCACGCCGAACGGGAACTGCCGGCCTCCCCAGCTGGAGGCGGCGACCACGGCATAGATGCGCTTGGTCGTATCGGGGCCGATGATGTTGTCGGTGGTTGCGCCGACAGCGGCCTGCAGGGCCGTGATGTCGGTGTAGCCCGGCGCGGTGGTTGCGTCGCCGTAGTGCGGCCTGATGACGGCGCACACCGAGGACCAGTCTCGGGTGCGGCGCCACACGCCGCCGCCGTTGCTCTGCGATCCAGCAGCGCCGGAGCTGGTGTTGAATTCAATGGTCTGCAGCCATCCGCCGTAGTTGGCCTCGACGATGCCGACGTGGTCGGCGACCCCGTCGTTGTCCCAGTCGAAACAAACCAGGTCGCCGGGCGCGGCCTGGGTCATGGGGGAGACGAGTCGGCCTTCGCGGGCGGCGGCGTTGATCCCGTAGGGGACGTACGCGAAGTCGCCGCCGGGTAGGACTGACTGCTTCTCTTCGTCGGTCGCGCACCAGGACGCGCCCATAGCGCAGAAAGGCACGCCGGACGTGCCGTAGTACGCGCCGTGTTTCTGCGCGTACCAGCGCCCGTACTTCGAGCCTTCCTCGGGGTCGTCCCATCGGGTGTAACCGATTTCGCCGGCTGCCCAGGCGAGGACGTTCTGTGCGGTCATGCTCATCGGGCGGCCTCCGTCTGCTCGTAAGGGATGTAAATCGGGGCGACGACGTCGGGCGGCGTGTCCGTCGCGGGCGTCATCGAAGCCATGAGCTGCTCGATGCTGGGTTCCATTGGTTTCTCCTCTTCGGGTATGGGAAAGCCCCCGGACGGGCTTGTCCGAGGGCACAAAACGTCAGGGGTGTCAGTAGCCGGTGGCGTGGAACGTGAAGGACACGGCGGTTGCCACGTCGCGGTCAGGGAAGGTGAGACGGAACCCGGTCGGGCCGAGGGTGTCGATCGCCCAGCGTGTCGGGATATGTGCGTTCACGTCGGCGTTCACCTGCCCGTACGCGAAGGTCACGCCCACGTGGACACAGTCGTCAGGGAACGACACGGGGAAGTTGATAAACGGGGTGACGCACCGCTTCGCCCCGGCGGCGCCCTCGTACTGCGCGAATCCCGTCCACCGCCCGTGCTGTTCGACGCGTGGGGTCTGGGCGGGAACCGACGCCTTGGCGCCGACGACCCAGTTGCCCGCGGCGGCCCCGTATGTGATGACGGGGGTCAGGCGGGTGAGCTCCCACTGGCCGCGCTGGTTCTTCCGACCCTCACACTTGTGGATGTGGTTTGACATATCAAAGTAGATCGGTCGGGCGGCGGTCGGCGGCTGCCCAGCCCTCACGGCGGCGTTACAGATGTTCACGGCCTCGTCGTAGGTGTCCACGTGAATGATGTGGCTGATCGACCCGGCGGTTTTCGGCCAGGTGGCGAGGATGTCCTCGCCCGCTTCGGGCGTGCGGACCCTGTTCCACTGTTCGATGGTCAAGACGTTCTCCCTTACTGTCGTAGGTAAGTGGCGGTGAATCTGTAGTCCTTGAGAGTGGCATAGGACTTCTGTGTGGACTGCAGCGCGATACCGAGGCGCTCGCCCTCAGCGCAGCGGATCATGCCGGACGTGCGGATCGTCATGTATTGGCCGGGGCCGGCGGACCCGTACGCGTAGACAGAGCCGAACGCTGAGGTCGGGGAATAGACGGTTCCCTTCGCGGCGTTCGTGACCGCGAGTAGAACCGTGCCGTCCCACCCGTAGGACTTCACAGCGACCCACGCTTCGACCTGATAGACGCCGGCTTTCGGGACCGTGACGGTCTGCCCGCCGTCGCTGCTCTTCCAGGTGCCGCCGGTCTCGACGAGCTTCCGACCGTTCGTTAGCAACTGAAGGCGATTCCACACATCGCCGTTGAACACGGTCGATGAGACCTCACCAGACGCCCAGCACAAGGCCGGCTTGTCCGCGAGGGCATCCCAGGGCACCTCCGTGACCAGGGTGCGGCGTCCGTTGATGGTCTGCCAGTAGGCGAGGCCTGTGGGGGTGAGGGCTGTGTCGTTGCCTTTGCCGTCGGCGAGCTGAATCTGCACGTTCTGATTCGTGCGGGTCATGCTGATTCGCGACGGCGCGGGGTCTGAGTACGCCTCGGTCCAGCCGGTGAGGGTGAGGCGGATCGGCCATTGGCGGCCCGCCGAGGGGACGGTGAGCGGCCAGGTTGCGGTGACACGGATCTGGCGGTCGTCGGTGGCCTCGAGGTCGCCGACGTTCAGGGTGAGGGTGCGGCTGGTGGCCTGGCTGGTGGAGGTTGCGCTGACGGCGGGGTCGCCGCCGATCAGGTAGGTCGCCGTGACGGTCGCCCCGGCGGGGGCGGTCAGGGTGAGGGTCACGCGCAGGTCACGTACGGCCTTGCCGGTGGTTGGGGTCTGGTAGGTTTCGACGTGTTCGGGCCCCCATGCGGGTCTGGCGATCTCAAACACCGGGTGCCCGCCTTGCCAGCGGGCGACGGTCTCGGGGTTTACGCCGTTCGGGGCTCCTTGGGTGAAGTTGGCTCGCCAGATCATGAAGCTGTCGCCGCGCTGGGTGCGGGCGGTGCCGACGCCGCCGAGCACGAACTCCGAGCCCCTGAGCTGTGCGCCGCTGATCCATTTGCCGGTGATGCGGTCGGCGATCAGCTCGCCGGGAATGACGATGTTTTCGGCGCGGATCTTGTCGACGACGGTGAGGGTGTCGAACGCCGCGAGCTTGGCATATAGGGCCTCGGATGCGACGATTTCGCGGGCGGTGACCGTGCCAGCCTTGATACGTGACCCGTCGATAGGGCCGGTGTTGGCTTCGGCGATCTTCCTGGTGAGGTCGTCGCGGGTTTCCTCGATGGCCGCCTGCGCGCCCTGCAGGGCAGCGGATGCCTGGTTTGCGGCGTCGCGGGCGGCCTTTGCGGCCTCACCCACGGGCACCGTCACGACGCCGGAGGGGGCGGTGACGGTGGGTGCGTGGGCAAGGGTCGCTGCCCCGGTCGTGTCGCGGTCCAGGCGCACAGGCGCACCCTGCCAGGTAATACCAGCGGTCGAGGGCACGACAACCGACGTGCCGGGCGGCGCGCCGTGGGGGGTGACCTCGACGAGACCGGCGCCCTGGTCCACAATGCCCGTCACGGTTCCCTGCACGGGCCCCGTGTGAGATGCGGGGCCGCGCTGTGGGGTGAGGTCGAGCCAATCGGACAGGCTATCTGGCGTTGACAATTCCGTATACCTCCAGGTCCACGCGCATTTGCGCATCAGAGTCGGCCAGATCGATGGAATAGCCGGTGACGGTGCCGGTCACAACCTCCTCGCCCGTCTCCACAGAAATGGTGTCCCACAGTTCGATGCGCGGGTCCGACGCGAGGGCCAGGCTGCGCGTGCCCCTGGCTGCGAGGGCCTTCGCCCTGTACGTTTCGGCGGCCTGCTGAACCGTCCCCTCGAGGTCGGTCATCTGCATTTCGCTGCGTTCCGTGACGACGCCGTAGACGGACGGCTGGTATGGCGCGTCGTACAGGGTCGCTATGCCGTCGTAGTGGGGGGCGTCGCCGCCGCCTTCGGGGGTTTCGCCGGTCGTGCCGACAAACCACCTGTTCGGGCGGCGCTCACTGCTCTTGCGCGCGGCCTCGATGAGGAGATCCCGCCCCGTGTACGTCTCAGACGCGACCCCGACACGCGGTTTCCACACATGCAAGGCCCCGTCAGGGCGCACCGCCCAGGCAAGCCCGTACGCGTCCGCGAGCTTCCCCATGGCCTCCGTGCGGGACGTGCCCCACTCGAAACTGCGCGGGATCGCCTGGTCGCCGTCGTCCACGATCACCTGCAGGCCCCCCTCGTCGGGGGCGCCCGCGAGGCGCTGAAACTCAGAGGAGACGGTCGCACCGCCGGGCGGGGACGACGGCCAATCCATCGGGTTCTTCTCGCACCGCTGCAACAGGTCATACGCGGTCACGGACACCCCGCCGGAGCTCGTCTCCTCCCACGCGTCGATCTGGTAGATCCCGACCGTGACGCGTGTGGTCACGCCACCCGTGGTGATCGTCTGCACCACGCGTAGCCGCTGCCCGAAGTTGTTCAACGGATCGCCGGGGTCACGAGGCACCCACCCGTGCGGGGCCTCGAGGGTGAGGCGTTCGCGGGGCGTGCGATCCGTGGACGCTTCGAGCTGCGCGCTGACGACGGGGATGTCCTCAGCGAGGACACGCCCGGCCAGGACAGACGAGACGGCCACGGTGATGGTGGTCGGGGCGGCGAGGGCAGCCGCGTTCGGGCCGCCCCTCATGGCATCCCCGCATACTCACGCAGGAGGTCAACGTAGGAGCGTCCTCGCCACTTCGAGCGCGCGTCCCAGGTGCCCCATGTGACGACGGGGACGTTCCCGAGGAGGCCCGACGCTTCGTCTAGGTCGATCTGCTTGTAATCGAGCGTCCATTGGCGTCGGACACGGTCGCGGCGGCCCGTCCGCTGACTGGTCGAGTGCGTGATCGCGAGGACACGCACGGCGGGGATGTCGCAGTCCTTGAGGTCGCACGCGTCGTGCGAGTGGACGGCGATCACGGGCTCGCGCGCTTCGATGATGTGTTCAAGGCGCGCGCTGTCCTCAGCGTAGGCCAGGAGCTCAAGCCGCCCGGTGTATGCGGCTGCGACGCCCGCCCACCGGATGACGGGGGTGCGGCGCGCGTTGATGTCCGTCGCCGTGGCCCGCGTATCGTAGTCGCGCGCGTCGTCCCCGATGTAGGAGACAACGGCCCGCTGGCGCGAGTCAAGGCTGGTGACCGCGTAGCCTTCGCCGCGGCGGGGGAGCGTGAACCGCCCGGCCCCGCCCGGGCAGGGGCGCGGCCCCG